TATTCTATTAGCAGAAGGTGTTGCACCTGTAGGGAAGATATTTGTAGCAACTTTAACTTCAATAGTAGAAGAAGCTGCTTCAGAAACTGCACTGTTTTCATATTGATTGATTACATCAACAGGAGCAGCCCATACGAATTGACCACCTCCGGCGGATGTTAAATAATCACCAGTACTAGGAGTATTAGTAACATCTAATTTAACTTCACCAATGGTACCATCTATAACTTCTGCAGTTACGGATGCACCTGCTGTTACTGTGAAACCAATAGTTGTACCATTTACGAAATTTCCTGCATCGAAGATTTCACTTGAAACATCTGCTGCAAAATTTGTAATTTGTGATGTTGCAATAGTTAATGCACTTTCAATAACGTATAAATCACCGTTACCATTAACACTTATTGTAACACCATCATATAATACATTAACTGAACTGTCTGTTGCAATATTAATAGCTTGACCTGCTATTAATCCAGCACCTGATGTGAAAGATACCCACTGACCGCCCATATAACCTTCGTAGTCACTACCTGTCCATCTAATATCACCTGCTGAAGGTGTTGCTGTAATATTACCAATTTTAATACCACTATCAAAAGTTGCTCTATCAAAATCAAGTGTAATAGTATTTGCAAAACCATTGTTTGGATCATCTAAATCAAGAATAATATTACTAGAATTAACTGTTATCGTATTAGTAACGTTTGTAGAAGTGTTTGCATATGTAGATACTACACTCGATGAATTAGCAGCAATGCTAGTAGTCATATCACTAGTATTAAAATAACTTATAATAGCATTAGTTGAATTTGCAGTTAATCTAGTTACAGCAGATATGTCATTTGATGAAAAATCAACAGTACCTGTTGCATAACCATAAAGGTTTGAAGCATTAGAACCAGATGTACCTAGACTAATATCAAATCCTGCTCCTGCAATAGTTGCATTCTTATCAAGAGTACCTGTCCAGTCTACGTTTGTACCATTTAATGTAGTACCACTACCTGCAGTAACAATTGCCGATTGAACAACTTCAAGTTGATCAGCAGTATTAACAATAATACTTGTACCATCTACGTTTACATTTAATGTAATTGAACCTGAAGTACCACCTCCTGATAATCCAGTACCTGCTGTTATGTCTGTTATATCACCTGCAGGAATTGCCCAACCTGGAACACCTCCAACTAATGTTAATACATAACCATTAGTACCTGCTGCTAATTTACTTAATGTATTTGGAGCAGATGCATAAAGAATATCACCAGTTGCATAAGTTGATTGACCAGTACCGCCATTAGCATTTGGTAAAGTACCAGATACCATTGATGTTAGGTCTACAGAACCCCATGATGGAGAAGCACCTCCAATTAATACCTGAGATGATGTACCTGCAGCTAATGTAGTTAATGATGTTGTACCATTAGCATAAATAATATCACCTGCAGTATAAGAAGTAAGTCCAGTTCCACCGTAAGCAACACCAATAGTAGTAGCATTCCAGGTACCTGTTGCAATTATACCTAAAGTAGTAATTGAAGTTTGTCCTGTATATGTTGATGCTATATCAAATGTTGGATTACCAGATACACCGTCACCGTTAGTAATAGTAATTCTGTCAGTAGTACCTGTAAGTGTTCTTGAGGCATAAGTATCATTTGCAGTTTTTGTAATAATACCATTACCACCAGTAGCTCTAACAATATCAAGGTTATTAATAAAATCTGTTATGGTTGATTTAGCCATTGCTGTACCTGTTGCATCATAAAATGCAATCGTGTCAGCAACATCAATAGTTTGTGTAGTTAAACTAGTAAAATCTAATTGAAAATCATTACCTGATAATGTAATACCTGTACTTCCTGTATATGCAGTTGCACTAGCAAATTGAGTCCAGTTTAAAGGATCAGTATCAGGTACTTGTATACCATCGCCTAATAATATCCAGCTACTTCCAGAATTTTGTGTACCATTAGTAACGAATACTAAGTCACCAGAACTTACTTCATTCGATGGTGTACCGTCAGCGTCTTGTGCTCTTACAGGTCCTGATGTTGTAATTTCATAAATACCATTTTGAACAGGATTGCCTTGATTTTTAATTAATAATCTATCACCTATTGCTAATACAATACCATCTATTGTATCGCCTGCCTGGAAGTCAGTAGGGAATGTACCTGCAGTTGTAGTTCCAACTTTTACTGCAGGGTGAACATTTAAACCTGCTGCTACGTTATCTACATAACTTTTTGTTGCTGCGTCTTGAGCCGCAGTCGGATCTAGCATATTCTTAATTTGATAGCCTGGGGCATCAAACGTAAATGTTGAATCCTTAGCAAATTGTTTTAACCTTAATTGATTAGCCATTTTTTAAGTTTTGTTTTTTATTTGTTTATTTATTCTTAGTTATGTTATATTGTCACCATATACATCAAAGATATTCTTGATCCTGACTGTAATGCAAATCCAGCTATTGATTCATTAAAATAAAGTTCATCTCCTGCTTGTATTTGACCATTAGGATGACCAGATGAAAATCCTCTAGCTGATGTACCACTATCTCCTGAGAAATAGAATACTTTTGTTTTTACACCATCTCCAACTTCTAATTCTTGACCATTATAATATACTGCTACATAACATTCATCGATAGGTGTATTAGTTATTGTATCATTAGTAGCTAATTGATTATCACCTATTGTTGCTAATGATGTTAAAAACTTATCATCGGGTGTTAATATGGAAATATTAGAAATAGGTATAGCAATTACTTCTAATTCACCTGCTGTATTTAAACCTATTGTAACATTGTCAGGTTGGTAACCTCCGCCTCCTGATGATTGCCATGTTGCATTTCCTAATGCATCTGACGTTAATACTTTACCTAAACCTTCATTACCTTCAATTATTTGTAAATCTCCAGTTAATATAGTTTTATTAGTAGACGTAATTTCAATGTCAGTACCACCTGTAATTTGTAAAGTGTTTGTAAAATTAATATTACCACTTAGATATAAATCTTTCCATGCTAGTAAACTTGAACCTAAGTCATTTGTATTATCTAAATTTGGTAAAGTATTACCAGTTGGAATCATTTGAAGATCACCTGCAGTAGTTGTTAACCAATCAGGTTCTGTTAATGCTATTGAACCAACTATATCAGAAAGTAAATCTCCAGTATATACATATAATTCAATTGTAGTAGGAGTTCCTGTTAATGAACCTGGGTCTTGAAAATAAAATACTCCAGATTGATATTGATAAATCCAATCTATTGGATCATTTATTGGAATAGGACTAGCGCCTGCATAGGGTTTAGCTTCATATCCTGAACCATAACTAGGTGAAATTGCATTTACAATTCTTTGTCCTACTTTAGGATGACCTATTGGATATGTTGCAAAATATGCTTGACTATTTGATGTAACGTCTAATGTCAAATCAGCTATTACAAATTCTGCTACTCCTAAGAATACAGCTGTAGCTGGAGTTGAATCTATTTCATTTACAAATACAGAACTTGCATCAATATTTAATTTTATCCCCTCAGCTTCATTGCCGACACCCTTGTTGATATCAGTCATTGACTTGCCTTGCAGTTGTTTAAATGCAACCAGTGATAATGTAGCGTCATTCAATGCCATGAGTTATATATAAATTTTTAAGAGAACGTCCAGGTTATTTTATCAATATTACCAGTAAATGAAGCACCTACTGTAATTCTGATAACCATATATCCTCCTGTATTCGCTGTGTTCTTTGTTCCTATTGTTAATCCCCAGTTTGTACCAAATGCTCTTCCTACTCCACCTGTTGCACTTCTTGCACCATCTCCATCTAAAAATAATCCAGTTGAAAAATCTTTATAAGCATCCATCCAACCAGTTTCAGTTGGTCCTTTAATATGTACATGTATATTATTTCCAGTTAATGCAGTAGCATCACTTACAAATGTACCACCTGAACCATCAATCTTCATTACAAAGTTTGCAGTAGTTGGTGAAACTTGTCTAAAGTGTCTAATATAAGTTCTACTTCCAGTTAATGCTGTATAATTTCTTGCGCCACCGCCTGTACCACCGTCATTAAATGTTGAACCGTTAATTATATTACTTGTTCTATAATCTAAACTTCCACCTGCTGTACTTGGATAAATTAATTTTCCATCTGTTACTTGTAATCCAGTAGTATGTCCTGCTGAACCGTCGAATAATGATTGAGTAGAATCCCATAGATTACCAGATGAAGTAATATCAGATATTAGATTATAACTAGAATTAGTATTTAATCTATAATTCTCATCATCAAAATTTTCAATAGAAGCTGCAGTTGCTGAAGCTGTTACATTATCAAGTAATAAATTATTAATAGATGAACTACCTCCAGATGAGTTTCCCTGTACTGTTCTCTTACCTGTAGTATTAAGACTTATAGAATTATTAATTATTCTTATACCAGTAGGTGTAATAGTTGCTACTTTATTAATTATATCTACTGATTTTGCTTCATCGCCTGCACAGCTTAATAATGCCTGTTGAGGTGCAGTTAATAATACACCATATGAGTTTGAATTTCCAGTATGTGTAATAGCATCAGCGCCTGAATAATAAGTATTTCTATATAAATTATCAACAGTAACATCATATAATGCGGTACCACTTGTATGATAATCAATACCTGAAAGTTTCTTTGTTCCACTCATTGACAATCCATGTAAACTAGCCCCTGTAATTGAAGTTGCTGTAGTATTATCATCTATAATCCATTCGAATCTTGCAAGTGTTCTAGTAAATGTACCATTTGTATGTACAGCATATACATAATTATAACCTTGTACTAAATTAGAATCATTATCTACAACTCTCCATGTTCCTGTTCTATTTTGGAATGCAGCAAATCCACCTCCTGTACTAAAATAAGAAGGTACCTGTGCTGATACTATAAATCCACTTACTGTTCCACTTGATGTTGAATCAATAGAACTAGTTGAACTTGTTAAATCTAAAGTATTTGTTAATATACCATTTACATATAATTTTAATTCACCTTTTTCGGCATCACCAAAACTATTAGCACTATATGCAGGCGTAGGTGATCCGCCGTGTATTGCTACTTGGTCGTTAAGTACTCCTGTTACATCTCCTGTTAATGCCGGTGCAATTGCTAATCTTTTACCACTTGCAGTCCATTGACCATCAACTGATATAGGACTTGATGGCGCTGTATCAGCACCTACATAACTTGCCGCAGCAATTGGATTAACACTATCAAAGCTTAATTTACCATTTGCTAATGTTCCAGCCTTTGAGCCAGTCCAATCAGAAAGGATTGGAGCTGAAGGTGGAATTAAATATAATAGCAACTCATTTAAATCATCGAATGCATCTACTAATTTAGTAGTAGTTTGCCACTGAAATACACCGTCTGTAAATGTACCATCTGTAGGCAATGATGTTCCTAAATCAGCGAATGTATCTACTGTGCCGCCACTTCCTCCAATTCCAGCACAACTAACTAAAACAACTTTTACATTATTTAAATTAACAGCTGACTGTAAAGTAACATCAGTAGTAGTAATATTAGTATCTATTTCTATAACATTATTAGATGAATCATAGAGTGTAACAACTATATCAGAACTTCCAATTGGATGTCCAAATATAAAAGGAGTATCTGCTACTAGTGAAGTAACTATATAAGTATAACAGCCATCGCCTGATGCTCCTAGGAATGTCAATTGTCCTGCTGTATTAAATCCTATTGTAGTTCCATCTACATCTACACCAATCTTAACTATATTATCTGTTAAGTCAGTTTCTAAAATTATACCACTGTCAGTTTGAAATTTAAGCGGTACTAAATTTGAAGGATTAATAGTTTGGTCCGTTGCTGAAGTATAAGTTCCTAGTGTTGTATAATTATTAATTACAGTAGAGAATCCTCCGCCACCTCCTGGATTTGGAAGAGCTTCCCAATATTGATAAGTACTATTCCATATTAATATATCACCATTATTAGGTGGTGTAAATTGATAATTTTTAACATCTGTAATTTGCCACAAATAATGACTATGTGATGCTGGTGCAAATGAAGGTACTCCTGTTAAATTTAACCAATGTACTAGCGCTCCACTTGCTGGAGTACTTAATTCAGTTTCTGTATAATATAAATTATTAAGCTGACCAGCATTCAATTCAGTTGCTGTATATAAATCAGCATCTGCTGCTGAGCCATTTACCCATAATCCAGAAAATTGATCGTAATATAATAAATTCTTATCAACTAAAGAAGTTGTTCCAATTTCAACATCTAATATATCATCTAAATAAATATTAGATACTGCGGCTATTAAAGCACTTGCTGGTACGTTAACCCATTTACTAATATCATCATCATATACTAAAAGATTTGATAATGGATTGTAAGGTGAACCAACTCCAACTCCAGGAAATAAAAATGGATTAATTACAACATCATCCATGTCAGCAATACCTAATGATACATTGCCTAATTGTGTATTAACTGATAATACAGGTGCAGGTGGTATAATAGGAGGTACAGTATTAACTTGTACATTAACAACATCATTAAATGAGTCGTCTGTTATTGTATAAGTTGTACCTGAACCAGGTGTTACAAAATTAATTCTAGATCTTATACCTACATTTACATTATCTTTAGATATTTGAACTAGCTGATGCGTTGATTTAGGTATAGCTGTTAATGTTACTGGTGAATTTACTCCACTGTCTGTAATTAAAATACTTGAACTACCTGTAAGAACTCTTTCATTTGTTAATGTTGCATCTAGTCCTATAACAACATATGATGCATTACTTGGTGCTCCTACTGCAGGCGCTCCAAAAATATTTGAATAATTAATTATAGGGCCTGTAATAGCCGATAATTGAGATTTTGTCCAATATCTTCCATCATGGTTATGTGAAAATGGTGCTGTAGAAAAACCATTACTAGTATCTAATGCAACAGTTACATTTTCCCATTTAGAAGTTCCTGAATTATATCTAAGAATTTGATTACTTAACGGCGCTACACTAACTGAAGGATTAACATCAGTATGTGAACCTAAATTATGAGGTCCGGTAGTTAATGTTTTATTAATCCATCTTTTAATTGTATTATCCCATGCTAAAACATCATCTGTTACTAAAGTTCCTGTATTAACATTAACGTCAGCAAGTGCTCCGTTTGAATTAGGATATAAAGCATTATAATTAACGAGTGTCTGTGGTACAATTGTATGAGTATGTAAACTATAATCATTAAAGAAGTTTACTAAATTTATACCATTTATTAAACCTGAAACATTTAAATTACCTGTAATGATTTGATTACCTGCAACTGAAAGTTTATAACTACTACTTATTGGAGTATCAGTTCCTATTAAAACACTATCGTCATAATGTATTGTACTACTGTCTGATGGGCTAGGTGCCCAAAATCCAACAGAACCTGGGTTTAATTCTACCTTAGCAGTATTGCCATTATATGTTAAAATAAAATCATCAGTAAACTCTAATACACCTGTAGTATTAATAATATTATTACTATCTTTTACAAATATTTGTCCACTGATTCCATTAGCTCCAATTGGATCCCATTTACTAGGGTCAAATAATAAGCTAGGACCATGGTCCTGATTAGCTCTAAACCAAGTTAAATTTCCAGACCCTCCAGTAGAAGTATCACCGTAATAAACGATCATTCCTTCTTTGTATAAGCGTTTTTCACTCCACGGGTTAGAAACAAATAAAGCATGCTGATCAAGCTCTAGATGAGTTAACTCACGAATGAGTTCAGTCCTAAGTTTAATATATTCATTCAAAGGATTCATTTCCCTATTTTTATATTTATTTATTTATCGAACCTTTAGTCTATCTTTTTTAATAATCTCGGTTCTAATACACTTAGTCTTAATCCAGAGCCCAGGCGTTCTTTTACAAGGGCAAAAAATATATTATAAAGTGAAATTGATTCCGCAACGTATCCCATTTCAACGTAACACAGGTCAACATATAGATTTGCATTATATGCTCTGTACAGACGTTTTAAGATAGTCTGATAGTCTTTTATAAATGACTTTAATGTTTCTTTATGTCTATTTACATCAACTGTTCTAGTTGTATTCTTTCTGAGATTTAATTCTCTGTTTTCTATAACTGTAAAAAGGTCACTGACATCTTTACATAAAAAACCAACACCATAATTAAATGTTGATGATTGTAATTTAAAACTTTCTATTGATATGAATTTACCAAGCTCACATAAGCCTGGTACTTTAGCGTCATTAACTGGGGCAGGTTGTTTACCTATTATTAAACCATTCTTAAGTAAAGGCACTGTCTGTGCTTTTTTTCTATCTTTAGTAAAAGGATCTCTTTTTGAATTAACTAAGCGGGAATAATTGTCATTATAAAATTGAACCAATGATTCTAGATCATTGAATGTTTTAAACATAGTTGTTCCTCTCTTACTTATAAAGCTAACTCTAATTTCAGTTGCAGTAAGTTTAAATTTTCGTAATGATTCTAATAAATCTATTGCTAGACGTGAGGAAGCTGCTTCTATTAACATCTAATGCCATTAGTTTCTTTGATGTATATATTCAAATAGAAACTTTATAAGCAGGGAATAAAGTATTAGATTTTATGGGATGTCAGTTCTTTTATTAAATTGTCTATAGAACCATACTTAACGCCGCATCTATTGAATATGTCTAGATGACTTTGGTCTCTGTAATCTTCGTACCAGTATACTTCTTTAAATCCAGCATTAATTAATCTGATAGTACAGTCTCTACATGGTGACATTGTTACAAATACTATATAATTTTCTGGATCTCTTTCATGAAATTTAGATATCATATTATCTTCTGCATGTAAAAACCCTGATTTCCCAGGTTCAAGAGATAATTCTTCACCTTTAGTCTCCGGGTTTATAGGAGCACCTGGATAAGTGCCATTATATCCAAAACTTGAAATACTTGAAAAGTTCTTCTTAAACGCAATACATGCAACCTTTTTAGTTTGCGATACAGATAATGATGATATGCTTTTAAGTATATCTGCGAATACTAATATCTTTTCTATTTTACGTGTAATTTTCCTATTATCCATGTGAGTTATATTGTAAGAACATATAAAGTTTAAAATGAAAGAGGTTAACCGCCAAAGCTTCTATAGTCAGTTAATTAATTTAAATAAATGGAAACCACATTTAATGATTAGGCTGTAATAGAACTGATATCTTCAAATTTAACCTGAACAGATTTTCCAGCTTTATTTAAAGGAAAGAAATATTCATCATTGCCCTTTTCTAATTTACCTTTAATATGCATATGAGGTGCGATAAAATAATTTACCTTATCTCTGTCTACGTAAATAGAAACATCTTTTTTAGATTTAAGTATCTTTTCGACATCGTCTTTTGTAAAACCATTATCAGGTGCTTTAATGAGCTTTTCATTTAAGCTATTATTAAACTCTTCGAATGATTCAATTATACGTTCCATTAAATAATAATTCTTTATCTATATATTGCCAGTTATTTAGCCTTTAAACTGTATACATGTTTATTTTCTATAGAATATAAGTATTCAGCATCGAAATGCTTTTTTAATTCAACTATTTCAGCTTCTGTTAATGCGTTTACAATACGATAACTGCCTGTCTTTTCTATTGCTATTTTAGCAAGTCTAATAATAAGGGATATCTTTTCAAAATCAAATATATTCTTTGAGTCCATATAATATTTATTAGGAAACTAGACCTTTTACCATAGCTTCAATTTGTATTATAGATTCTAAAGAGTCACATGTATTCTTATCATCTCTTAATCTAATAAATGCCGGGTGTAATAATGAGTAGTTACCATTACTATCATGTGAAAGTCCACATGATTTACATTCTAATATAGTACCCATTAATTTATCTTGATTTTTAGTTACGTAATCCATCATGTCTTCTTTAAGACCCTGTGGCCTTGTTATAACTTTACCGTCACTTGATTCACATGTAAATGAAGATATTAAATGCTCGTTCTTAGTTCCTTTAGTTCCATAATTAAAACCTACAATCTTTAAGTCGACATCCATTTCAAGTTTCATTTTAACTTGCCAATTTGGCTTACCATCTTTCCATTTACCATTAGCTGATTTAAGTATTGTACCTTCTTCACCTGATTTTAATACTTCTTGGAAATGAGACATCGCTTCTTCATAAGTCTTAACTTCACGTGATTCAATTAAAACTACTTTTGTAGAACCTGCGTCTTTTAATAATTCAACGACTCTAGCTCTACGTTGATAATAAGGAGTATCTGATGCGGCATCAAAATATTCATCTACTGTAATAGTGTCCCATACAGTATACTGAATTGAATTAAGAGCTTGTTCGTAAGACATGTTATTTTCTTTTACAAATTTACTTATTTCTTTTTTAGTATCTTTACCTTCTAGTGTTTTCTTTCCAATACTTATTAATGAAGCAATTATTCCATTGCTCTCATATCGACTAATACCTGGTATAGTTAATTCTCCGTTTAATACACAATCTTTAAATTTACTAAGCTCATTAAGAAATTGAGCTCCTGTTAAAATACTTGGTTCACCTCCGCGACTTTCTAGTTCAACATCACCTGAACGAACTATCGCATTACAATAGCGACCGTCCATTTTAACATCTGAATATCCATATCCTTTTTTATCGAAAATCTTTTTAGCTAAATCTATATCGTATGATTTAGCACCCATATATGGAGTTTCTTCAATAAGACCTTTAAAAATCTTATTCATGTTAGTAGTGCCCATCCCAATCTTACAATCTTTCTCAATGATACGTTCAATGATATATGCATCATCTTCACTAACACTTTCCAATAAACCTTTTAAAAATCTACGAGCATCATCGCCTGTTACATCTCTATTAGACAAATGACCTAACTCACTTAATATAAAACTTAAATCATTCAGCTTTGTGTTTTTAGTACCCTGTTCAGGTATTTGTTTAATATAGAATTTAATTCTCTTTGAGTTTGCTAAATACAATACTCTTTGTAAAGTTTCATTATTAACATATTTGCGCATAATATCCATTTTGGCATTTGTGCCAGGTTCATTTGCGATTTCATCGAAGATTTGTTTGATAGTCATAGTTTTAATTTATTAATTAAATATAAGCAATTAGATTTATTACCCAAAGTTAGAATAGGGGTTTCAATCCCATTTCAATTGTCAGTGCGCCAAGAAATGATTTGCGATGCCATTCAGTAATACCATATTGTTTAATAGCATCTCGATGTTTTTGTGTAGCATAACCTACATTTGTTTCCCAACCATATTGAGGGAATGATAATGCAAGAGTATGCATCATTTTATCTCTAGTAACTTTAGCCATAATAGAGGCTGCAGCTATTGAATAATACTTACTATCACCTTTAACTACAGTAGCATGAGGTACCTTCTTAAATGTCTTTCCGCTATAATAATCTTTAAATTGATTACCATCAACAATAATATGTTCAGGCATAATATCTAAACATTCAATTGCACCATGCATAGCTAGAATAGTAGCATTAAGTATGTTATGTTTATCAATCATTTCAGGTGAATGCTGAAATACAGACCATGATATTGCTTGCTCATTAATTATTTTATAAGCTTCTTCTAATTGTTTCCACTTTAATTTCTTTGAATCTTTAATCAACGGGTTATCAAAGTCTTTAGGTAATATTACAGCTGCTGTAACAACAGGGCCTGCTAGGCAACCTCTACCTACTTCATCTACACCACATTCGATGCAGTCCTTCATATATGCTTGTAGTTTCATAATTTAATATTTAACTCTTAAAACTTGTATAACATCCCATGCATCTTCAATAGCATCATGTGATACTTTTGTATTTACCAAACCAGCACGCTGTTTACATGTTTCTAGATTTGGAGTAATCCAATCTTTTTTAAAGTCTACGAATAATACGCCAGGGTCAATAACTCTTTGATGTGCACTTGGCCAATTATCAATTTTCTTTAAAAATAAATTATCAAACCCTGCATAGTTTTTACCAGCAGCTGAATATCCAGATTCAATGCCATTAGATTTTAAAAATTTACTAAATTCTAATGATGCTTGTGAAAGAGTTAAAATATTATTTCTTACTTTATATTCACAATGTAATACAAGATCTTTTTTCATCGGGGGTATATTTGCTAAGATATTAAATATTCTCTGGTTAAGATTTATAGCAAATGCATTACCAGTATACTTAGTGTGTTCAATTATACATTTAAATTTAGGTATCTTATCAAAAGATAATAAATTATTAGTGTCTTCTATAATAGCTCCAATTTCTAATATTTGGTCTACTTCTGGATCAATGCCAGTTGTTTCAATATCAAGCGATACGTATTTCATATATTTTATTTTAGTCTAATTCGTTCATATCATACATCATGAAGTATAATTCATTCTTAGCTCTAGTTACAGCAACATAATGTACATTTAAAGCCTCTTGGTCTTCAGGATCGCCTGGGTCAAAAGATACTTTCTTAATTTCTTTTTTATCAAGTGTTATACCATTTTTTTCTAAAACATAAGGTGATAATGAATTTACAACTATACAAACCGGAAATTCTCGACCTTTACTTTTATGAATTGATGTTATAAATGTTCTGCTGTCCTGATTATCTTCTATAAACTTAACTAGTTCATCTGCTCTTCCTACTAATGGTAATATCTTTTTAAGTTTTCTATTTAATTTAGGCGTCACAGCTTTTTTCTTTTTAATAATTTCTAATTCATCATGGGAAAATAAATTAAAATACCTCATTGGTATCTTTTTCATTAGAAATTTTAATTCAAGGTCTTTAATAACTTTATTAGTTCTAGCTAATATAACTACATCCTTTTCTTTCATCATAGAATATACTTCATTCTCAGTTAAGACTTTGAAATCTACTTTACCCGGAAGTATACTATTAGGTACAGCTTTTAATCCTGAAAAATTATTTGAGTGATTAACTATATTAACATCAGACCTGAAGTTTACAGATAATGAATAATCAACAGTAGGTTTAGCTTGCTTTAATAATTTTTCAATCATATCACAATTAGAACCTGTAAACCCATAAATACTTTGATTTCTATCCCCTATAAGATGATATACTTTACCTTTAAGTGCTAACAGAATCCTCATCTGCATAGAAGAAGTATCTTGGTATTCATCTACAAATACATAATCATATTTATGTGCGTAATTATTTTCCCAATATTTACCATCTTTCATTCTATGAACTTCAATAAGCATATCTACGAAGTCACGGCTATTAGTTGCTTTAAGGAATGCAACATATGCTAAAAAGAAATCAGGCATTCTGCCTTTAGTATTTTCAGCTTGCATGATTTTAAACTTAGAAATTTGTGAAGCATAGTACTCAGGTTCTTCTTCTAACTTTTCCGATAATCTATTAAACCTTGTAATCTCTTCCCATTTAGCATTTGCTTTAGGCTTATACTTCTTTTTAAACCATCGTATAAAACCATGGAAGTCAGCTATGTTTTTAAACTTTCCTGAGCGAGCAAGTGCTGATAAGCAAAATGAGTGAATTGTAGTAATCTCAACCTTGTCATTATTAATACGACTTCTTAATTCATTAACTGCGTCATTTGTAAATGAAAAGAATATTATTTTTTCTGGTCTAACTTTATTATTTAATAGCCAAACTAATCTACCTGTAGCACATGACGTTTTACCAGAACCTGCAGTTGCTGTTAACAGAACAGATTCAGGCCCATTGTGCCTAATAAACTTAAGCTGCTCAGGTGTAAATGTCGATTTTTCTTTTTTAGACTTGTTTGCCATTTTACTTTGCATATCTATTCACTCAGATAAGTTATATCTCTATAAATGTTATTGTTTAGTAAAATTTAAGGAGCTCATTAATTAATGGGTCACGTATAGAATCACTATCATTAAATTTGAATATGCCAATTTTATCGAAATTTTCAAATCTAGACAATGCATCATCGAGTCCACTTTTTTCTTTACCAAATGATTTGTCCATTTGACCAGTATCACCTAATAAAACATATTTACTCGTTGAACCAATTCTAGTTAAAATAGTTTTAACTTCATGCATTGATAAATTTTGACATTCATCTATTATAACAAATGCGTTATTTAAAGTACGTCCTCTTAGAAACTGATACGGTAAATCTTTAATTAAACCCATTTCTTTTAGATATTTAGTATTATCTTCACCAATCATTGATTCAAATATATCATAAAAGGAAATCATATACATATAAATCTTTTCTTCAACAGTACCTGGTAAAAATCCTAATTTTTCACCTACTTCAACATTAGGTTTAACTAGATATATTTTTTCAATAGTTGATTTATTATCTCTAAGCATTTCTAATGCCTTGAATATTGCAATATGAGTTTTACCGCATCCTGCAAGTCCGCTGCATATGCTTATTTTATGTTCATCTATTATATTAGAAAAAGTCTTTTGACTTTCTGTCTTATAGGTCGTTGAAAACCTTATGTCGCTAAAAGCGTTTTGTATAGTATCTTTTTTATTAAATTCCTTTTCAGTACTGAATCTGGTTTTAGGTTTTTTAGATTTACTCATACATTTTTTATTTTTATTTTATGCCCCATTGCCTCTTGGCCAAACCTCTAAACAATAAAAGTTCTTGGCATTTCTCATACTCTTCAGTTATTTCAAAATAACTTAAAAGTTTATTTATAAAATCTAATCGTTGATTTAAGTCTTCAGGTATGTCGACTACTGTATCGCCCTCCTCGTAAATAACAAAATATCTTAATGCTCTAGTTTTGTTACTTATTATTGTTGTAAAGATGGCCTTCATTAAAAAGTCAAGCTCACCTTTTGGTATATCTTCATCCATAATCGAAATAATATAATTCTTCTCAAATGCCATATGTATTATATATTTTCGGCAATCAAGAAATGAAGGATTATTTCTGATTATTGTCGTCCCCTTTGTTACGTTTATTCCAGAGACTTAGAAGGTCATTAAATACACCCTGGTTAACCTGAGGTGGCGTATTAGATACAGGTGTATTTGATTTGTTATTTATTTCAAAAAGTCTAAAAGATTTCAGCATATTTGAGAGTGTTCCGCCGATAACGAATATTAAAAATACTGAACCGACAAAATGCCAAAAACTTTCAAAAATAAAATTAATGATTTCCATATTATTCGTTTTTTAAATTATATTTATTCTTTCTAATTGCATTCTTTTTAATATCACGTTTCTTAACTGAAGGTTTTGTATAAGATTTTCTTTCATATAATTCTTTAGATACTTTAATATCTCTGAATTTCTTTTTTAACTTTTTCATAGCTTTATCAAAGCTACCTTCATCTTTTACGTTTACTATTATCATACAATTATAATATATTTTTTAATTTGCTTTAAGTTACTACATTTTTCATATTCTTCAACAGATTGAAAATGCTCTATCATTTTATCTATATTTTCTAACATAAAAATGTAAATTGACGGATTAGTCTTAATATCATCTATATTATCCATTAATATTTCATATGATTTTATTATAGCATACTCATTCCATAAAGGTGAATTAAGGTCTATAACTTCGTTAATGAAATTTCTAAAATTAATATCCGTTTGATATTTTAAACTAAACTCATGCATTTACTTCAGGCTCATTTAATTCTTTAACGATTGATAATACACTATTACTTAATAAATCTTCAATGTTAGTTATATTATATCTAGTAAATGTTGCACATTCATCGAACATATCACTTTGATATTTAACTTTAATTTGAATATAACCTAAACCTGTTATAATAATATCTTCTAAAATACCTTTACCCTTAGGCGTATTTAGATAAACTGGAGCTTCATTAATTTTTATCATTTATTTCTTTTATCTTTTTAAGTTGATTAAATAATTCTCTTTCTTTTTCTGTAATCTTATCTGGCATAATTATATTAACTTCTATAATCATATCTCCAAATCTTTCTGGTATACTATCAAACGTATCTGAATCGCTCCAGTTATAGTTAGGGTCGTATATTGGTAAACCTTTATTTTTAAGTTTTAATAATTGACCTTGTTTTGCTATTTCAGGTATCTTAACTTTTAGCTTACTACCACTTACAATACTTGGTATATGTATATCACCTCCTAGTAACGCAGTATAAAATGGAACACTTGCTCTATAATATATAGTACTTCCTTCTCTCCTAAATAATACACTATTTATAACATTAATAGTTACAATTAAATCACCGCGTGGTAATTCTGAATTAAATGGACTAACATGTCCTTTACCTTTTATTCTAAGTTTCTGCCCGCTTTCTATACCTCTTTTAATTTTAATTGATATAGGATTTGATTGATTAGTTTGACCGTCTGAACCTCTTTCATAATATGAAAAGTGTTTCTCACATCCCTTGTAGACATCTTCTAATGTAATATTTAATTCGACTAGAATATCACCGCCTCTAGCACTATTTTTACCAAAACTGCCACTGAAATATTTATCAAAGTTTTCTGCAAATCCAGTACCCTGTAAATCTTCCATTATATCATTCATATTCATTCCAGCCCAATCACCATATACATGTTGATTATTGCCAAATGAAGTTGCATCATATTTTCTCTTCTTCTCTGGATTTCCTAGAACATCGTATGCTTCAGCTAATTGTTTAAATTTATCTTCAGCTTCTTTATTGCCCTCATTTTTATCAGGGTGATATTCCTTAGCAAGCCTGCGATAAGATTTTTTAATCTCATCAATTGTTGCACTTCGCTCTAATTCTAGTATTTTATAATAGTCTACCATTTATTCTATCTCTTATTAAGAGTTAGACTTCTCGTTAACTTTAGTAGACTCAAGGTATTTTTTCTTCTCAAATAAGAATAATTTTTCATTAAGCTTATTTTGATTTTCCATAGCATCAGCTAGTCGAGATACTTGTCGTAATAGTTCCGGGAAATGTCGTTCGAAAAATAGCTTCTCCTCTTTTGGTTTCATAGTAATGTCTTTTGTATTATACAAATAGTATTTCTAATGTTTCAGATAGACTCTGTGATTTTGGTGCCATCTGGTTTACTATAAACAAATTTAACTGGTTCTAATTCGAAGTTCATTCCTTCTAAGATATCGATATACTTCTGTGCCATCTTAGGTTTAAGATATGCTATAGTCATATGGGGATGATAGTCTGGGTAATCTGTAGTAAAAGGTAACTCTTTACATAGAGTACTATTAATTTCATGTAATACATCACCTTCCGCATCAAATTTTAAAACTTCAAATTTAGAATTTTCAAACTTAGAAACTTTAGTTAATTTAATAGTATTCAATGTACTTTTAAATGAGTTTAATAATTTCATTACTTCATCGTCTGAAACCTCATCTGAATGTATTCCATACAGTAATGTTACATGGGGTTCATTTTCTAATCCGTATGAATTATCTCCATCTTCCATATAAATATCACGTTCTTCAATTTTAGCATGTAGGTCATCCATTTCAGGCATATTAAAATAAATCATTGCACACCCGTATGAGTATGTGTTTCCGCTTGCTTCATTTATTTTACGTAACTCCTTAAAGCTTTCAAATGTTTTTAATAAAAATTTACTCATATTGTTTTTCCTTTTGATGTTGGTAATAATCCATATTTAGTATCATAGAACTCAAAGTAAGTAACTGGTCTTCCGCATCCACAGTCTTCTTTAATTCTAGTTATTGCAAAATAATCTATTTGTAAACCGGGTCTAAATATAAAACCTTTCTGTGTTCTATGTCTTTCAAGTACTTCTACTTTACCCTGTGGTTTCTTTGTAATAGTTTTCATTAGTTTCCGAATCCTTGTTCTTCTTCCCTTTTCTCTTCTTCTTTACTCTTAATATCTTCTCTGCCTTGGATAGATCTTTTAAGTTTTTGTAAATTATCGTTTACACTTGAAATAAGTTCAGACTGTTCTGGGTCTAATTGTTCACCGTCAGATATAACCCTTAATAGTTCTTCAATAACAGTCATCGATTGTCTTAAGTTATCTTTATCTTTATAATCTTCGCTTCTGAATGAAGATACAGGGGGTCCTTCTTGTTCATCATATGATATCTCATTTAAAAATCCCTCAAATGTAGGCATAAAATATTTTTTATTATCTTCCATTATTCTTTACCTTTTTTATCTTCAGACTTATCATCTTTCTTTTTATTATCATCTTTACTAATAGGCTCTTTACCTTTTTCGATTAACATTATATCTACAGATGCATCTAGCATAGTAGATTGTGCTTTAAATTTAGTATGTTTTAATAATTCTATTTTAGCTTCTTTATGGGAACCATCCTTTGTAAATTTTTCATATTTATTTTTAGCTTCAACTGCCTTTTCGCGAGCCTCTTTTGCTTGCTCGCCCATGTCTTTAATTTTCTTGTTAAATTCGGCAATCTCTGAGGCTTCATCAATTTTAACATTACCTCTGAAATCATCAAATGATTCTATAAACTTTTCCATAATTTATGTATTTTCTTTTTTAATACCTTTTTTTCTAGTCTTTAAATTATATTTAACTACTGAACTTTCGCCATTAACGAAATCTTGATAAGGTAGTGATTTATCTTCTTCTTTCCTATCTGTCGGGTACTTGTAGTTTACTTCACCATGTGGATTAAATGGTACTTTCATTTTTCTTTCCCAATAATCTTTAAACTGAAGTATACTGCCTTTAAAATGTCTGATGTCTTCTAAGTCTTTATCTATATATTCATTTTCAGCGACTATATCAGAATATCTCTTATGAATCTTCATTATACCCTATTATTTTAATTATATATCGGGTAAAACACATAACATAAAAAAGCCTTCTCCTGTTAAGAGAAGGCTTTCAGCCACGTGAATGTTAGAGTTTATTATTGTTATTCGTATTTATTTCCGCATGTTGGGCAGAATTTCCACGAAGTTTTCTTTTGTTTAGTACTACATGAAGTACAGTATACACTAATTTCAGAAGCTACAACAGGCTTCTTGGATATAGGTAATAACTTATATTCTACTGATGATGATACCCATGATTCAAAATCCATATCAACATATGTAAATGATTGATTTGAATAAGAACCTTCTTCAATACGACCTGTTTCTTCAACTTCAGATTTCTTTGCTTTATTAGAATTTAAAGATTGGCCTAGAAATGTTTTAGTAGATTCTTCATTCAAGATATCTCCAGTAAAATTATACTGACCTGAAATTGTATTATTACAATTTACAAATGTAGTATCTCCTGTTGAACAGTTTAAATTAAGCGACCCAGCATCCGCATTCAATGTAGTTTTAGTACCTATTACTCCAGTACTTGTAGTAATAGTCCCATATAATGGATTATATGAAGGTCCGAACCAAATATCTGGCTGAGGTGGAAACGAAGGTGGCATTTGCCAATTTGGTATTGGCTGAAATGGAAATGGTTTATTCCAACTGCCATCTAAAATTAGATAATTACCATCATTTTTAGTTTTTTCCTTATAGAACTCAACTTTAATAGACCCATTATTTTTGATAGCAGCTTTAACATCGCTGTTACCTGCTTCAACCTCATAGGTATCAAATTTAAATTTTCTAGGTTTATCAATATAACGCTCAAGCCATTCTCTTCTTCCTGGTTTAATAATTAAACCGGTTTCACTTACTGCTTCACCATTAATATAGATTTTAGCCAAGATGTTGTGTTGTGTGGGATTGAATAGTTCTATCTCAAATTCTTGACCTGATTTAAGATAAACATTAGTACCTGATGGCACTAGACTTTTGTTGACGCCTATTCTGGCCGTCGGTTTTAAATTACTCATACGTTCTTCTCGTTTTTTATTTTTTATTTGCTAATCTTTTCGTAGCTTTTTACAACTACTCGAGGGCTTTGGACCCAAGATATAACAAGCACGAGGCTTCTTTTTATATATCCGACTATTTAGATTTGTTTCTAAATTTTAGATTACATTCTTCATCAAATGCATCTTGTCCAATGTTTTTAATTTGCTGATCAGCCCATAAATCATCCCAGCCATCTCTCTGGAACCACATTAATTTAATGGGATTAAAGTTATAGGTATTTTTCTCTAATGAATTTTTCCATAAATTGTAAAAATTATTCATACCATTAGGGGTAGAAGTCATAATAACTTTACCTTTAAATCTTAACGTTCTTTCTATATCTGCTAAGTCAGCATTGCATAACCATGCAGCGTTATCAGCTACAGTAACAAAATTCTTAAGACTAATATCTTTAGGTTTTAATTTTGCTCTTAATGAAGTAATTCTAGAATAATCATCACATACTATTTCATGTTTGTTAAATCTAGTTATTCCCTTTTGCATATAATATGGTATTTTAATATATGCAGCTCTTAATGATTCTATAAAATTATAATGAGTATTCATAGGTTCAGTTACAAATTGAACATATACTGGATTAAATAAAATAGACCAAAGTGAAAATATTTTATTTAATGTAGTTGTGCCCATTTGTCTACTAGAACAAACTATAGTTCTACCATTTACATATGATTCTAAAACTTTCTTTTGATAATCTCTTAACTTAATAAGTTCTAATACACCTTCTATATTTAAGTTGTAATAATAATTTTCAGCAAAATAAATAATATCATTTGCACATTTATTACATTCTTCTTGTTCAGTTGTTGTTCTTTTGAATTTTAAATAAGGTGCCCTATAATATGAAGAGACATATGGATTTCTTTTAAAGAAATATTTTTTCAATAAATTCTTTATCCAAGTATCTTCTCCTTTAAAAAGATACTCAATTCTTTTAGTTGAGTACTTTGACATCGTCGATATTTATTTTTCATTTTTCTTAGATTTACTAAATTCTTTATCTAATAATTTAATAGCTTCAACTTCTTTTTTATCAATTATTAAATCATATACTTTACTTGATTTATTGTCTTCAAATATAAATCCATCTATTTTATCGAACGTCTTTTTAATTCCCTTTATGCCATCTAAACTATAGATATTTATAAAGCCTTCTATATTGAAGTACCTTTTATTAAAACTCATTATGCTAAATCTTTTTCTTCAATTAATGTATAAGTCACCCAACCATTGTTAACTCCTTTATATGAATCTATGATATTCATCATATTTTCTTTATCAGTCCAATTATTATAAACCTGACAGCCTGCACTCCACGGTCCAATCTTAGCTGTAATTCCGGCTTTCTGTGAACCATGTATATTTGCACCAACAGTATAACCTTCAACCCACTTAGCCGCTGCAGCGTCTGAATCATTACCAGCAATTCCATCTAAGTCATTGTCACGCATACCAAAGATTTTGCCGAAACTTTGTAAACATCTATGGTCTTTTTTGTTTTGATGATATCCTGACTTATATCCATTTATCATTTGTGCTGGCATCATTACCCAGCATCCGTCTTTATTTAATAATTTCTTTTGATACGCTATACCTGGTTCAGTAGTGATAACACCCATTATAATTCTTTCTTTACCTAAAACTGCCTCGTACTGAGCATACGCATGTTGACTATTAGATCCAAAATCACCATCAACTTTAAGTGGTTTACCTGTCTTACCTGTAAATAAATTAAGATTTAACCATTCTTGTTTTTGACTAGCTGTTAATCCATTTGGCATTGGTCTTTGCTTCCATATAACACTCATTATATCATTAAAGATATCTGGTACGTTTAGAGCCGACCTAACTGCTATTAAATTAGGCTGGTCATCAAACCACTTATAACCTTTTTTAGCAATAGCTGCCTTCAGTGTAGGGATATCTAATTTCATAATTTATTCATTTATTTTATTATTTATTGTAGCGAATGTAGGCATTGTCTGTTATCTGAATTAATTCAACAGTACCTGTAAATTCTAGTAAGTTAATTTTATCAGTATATGACATTGCACTTTTTAAGTAATCAATAAGGTTATTTGTCCAGCCAGACAATGTATATTCAACTTCCCTGTATCTAACTACACCTTCTGATGTCTTTAATTTTCCTTTATTCCAAGTTTTTTGAACTTCTTTAGTTGACATTCCTCTAAATTTCTTTTTCAACTTAAATCCTTTCTTATATAACCATTTTGCATAATCTGCATGTTGGTCAATTTCAATTCCCATGAAATAAGTAGGCCCGGCTGATTCTAAAGCTTTATTTAAAATACTACCAACCATTACATAATCAGAACCTAGCGCTAGGGCTTTTATAATATCACTATACCCTTTCATTCCCCCATCAGCTACTATCTTAGCTACACTATAAATCTTATCTGCAGAAAGTTTTTGTTTTATTAAATAGCATTCTTTAATCAAAGAAGCCATAGGATAACCTATACCTAATTGCTGAGTTGTTAAACATCCATTACCATTACCTATACCTATTCTTATATAGTCTGCACCCATTATAGATAATAATTTATAAGTCTCAGGATTCGCAACATTACCAACCATTAATGTATAATAGCTACCGTACATATCTTTAAACTTCTTAATAGCTATAGCCATTTTGGACATATGTCCGTTTGCAATATCTATTAAAATAAATCTGTTTTCTATATACGTTTCTCTTTCAATAAAGACTGATATAAACTCATCTAATCCATAACTCTTAAAAGACATAACACCATAATCATTTGCTGAAACTGGTTCACTTGTACTGCCTCTAGGTATACAGTAATTTATACGATTAGATTCAAATATTGTTATATTACTATTATCAATAACTGTGTCCATTGGAGACGCAATAATAGGTAAATGCCATTTATAGCCTGTTTCTGATTGATAAAATGGAGTAACTTCAGACCTGCTTTCTATATCTGATTGTACTGCAGGTACAATCAGTAAATCATTAAAATCTAATTTCATAAAAATTTATTTTTTTGTTAATGCGATTAGATGATTAGCACCTATATAAGATATAAATGCGCCTAATCCTAGAATTGTATACATTAATGGTAATCCATCCTGACCTGTTACAAATAAATTAAAATCATATAAGCCATGTACAAACACTGCAGTTGAAATTCCAATAAATGTTAATATTATCTTCTTTAATCTTTTATTTTTATTAAAAATTACACCGATAATTGATTTTGTATAACTTATATTTATTCTAGATAATGCTATCCAATATCCCATCATTAAGCCTACTTCTATATGTAATAATACAGCACTGAATAATCTAGAAAATAAAACACCTGAACCATATGTTGCTCCATAGTGTACATTTTCAAGTATAGCAAATCCTAATGAAACCATTGCACAATAAATCATAGTAGCCATTGGTGAATCTTTTTCCACACCATCATCAGATACATTTCGTATTGAACATATAAAAATAAATGCTAACCATTTTGAAACCTCTTCAGTTATTCCTACTTGAAAGAAACTTAATCTATGTAAGAATAAAACATCACCTAATTTACTTTTCATAGCAATTGTAATAGACTCATCATATAATGGGGCAAAAAAACTGTGTGCTAAATTAACAAATGTTATTGATAACATTCCCAATAAAATATGCGAATAAGCTTGTCTTAAACTAAAAGACTTATACGGTACAGTAATCCAAATAATGAATGCGTATAGAGCGCCAGGTATAATTGATAATAATATTGCTACAAGTGCGTCCATCATATTTTATATATCCTATGGGACTAATGATAAGAGTTCTTCTAATGTATCTTTTGTTTTATTATTTATTATAGGCTTCTGTACTTCAGGGTACCAGTACATATCGACACCTTTATAGGTAATATCATAATCCGGAGATGGTGTACTGATACTCTGGCTATCTACCATTTCTAGTGCAATGTCATTTTTATTTCTTTTCTTTCTCATACTAAATTTTCTATGGGTACCTTAATCTCAAATAGATTAACAGGTTTATTATTTAAAATATATGCTTTAATGTTTGTTTCTACTTTAGGTAAACTAAGTCCTACTAGGTCATTGCTTACGGAATCTAAATATAATGCAACTTGAATATCACTCTTAGTATATGTTATAATTTTAGTATCTGTCCACTTTAAATAGGGGTCTACTATAATTTTGATGTTATTTATATTTCCTACATTATATGGAATGCCTGATGTGTATTCGTTTTTTTCTTCATGTACTATAATAGTAAATTCAGGGTGCTCTATAAGATGGCTAGCGATCGCAGCGTTAGTGATTAAAACTAAATCTTCTTTATTTGTAAGTAATGTATTTATTAATTCATGAATTGATTTTATGTCTAATATATCATTACTTTTTTCAAATTTAATTTGATTTATTACTTTATTATATACACCCATGTTTCTATCTGTTCTGAAGAAAGCTTCAGCAGCTGGATCAAGTTGACTTGAAACGTTAGTGTATACTTTAATATCACTCTCACTATTCCTTAATTCTTCTGATAGTGAATTTAAATCATCTTCAGTTAATAGGTATTTAAAATCAAATAACTCATCGAGCAGAGCAAAATATTTCATAGTATTATTTTAGAGTTATACGTATAAAAAATAAATGGTTTTAATTCATATGAACTTTTTGTAAATTATTAATAGTTTTAGTTGCGACTATTAATTCATCTGCAAGTTTTATTGCCTTCTCAGAATAGAATTTATTATTATCTCTCAATTCTTTAATTATTTTATCACGTTCATCAATCTGAGATAGAAGTGATTTACAATTATTCGCATAATCATTACACATCTCTTTATATCTGTCAACCATTTCCTGTAATCTAATGTTGTCCATTTTTAATAATTCTTCTTTCATAGTATTGATTTTAGTTTAAAATAATAAATTGTTTCGATAACCCAAAGACCCTAAAAAGCCTGTATCTAAACAGGCTTAAAATTATTCAGGTGAATTTTCATTCTTATCAGTTATCTCGGATTCCTCGATATGTATCTTAAGGAAGTGTGTTACTTCATCAATATCATCTTTTGCAGTAGCAATATGATCTGCAGCCCAGTCATGGCCATCAATTAATATATCATCAATAGTATTATGGTCCATTGATAGTAACTTATCTATATTTTCTTTAATTTCTTTTAGATTTTGAAAAAACATGTAATTTTGAAGTTGAGGTTCTTCGTCCTCTTCTTCTTCTTTGTTAATATCGTCAGTATCTTCATTTACATTTTCTTTTATATCCTTTTCATCTATAGGTGTTTCTGGACCTGATACAAAGTCTTCGAATGTTTTTATATATTTCATATTACTTATTTGGGTATTTTATCATTGTGCTTTTAAATCTAAAATCTTTATTCTTGGCTTTATTATAAACAAATCCAAAACTTTTATAAAAACTTGTAAGTCTATCTAAACTTGCTCCAAAATCTTTACTAGGGGTGAGATGTATAATCATATTATTTGAATCTGCGTAATCTATCAAATCTTTAATAATTTTAGTAGCACATCCTTTACCCCTCTTCTCCGGTTTGATTCTAATTAAATTTAATTCTAAACCATTTTCTTTTTGAAAAATGAATAACTTTTCTATACAGTCTTCGTACTTATGCCTTAAATCCATTTGAATTTTCGGCGGTTTCTCTAGTGATTCACTTACAAATTCTACTAGTGATTTAAGTTGCATTATTTTAAGGTTTGATTTTTAATTTCAATTGAAATTTTTGAATCAAGTCCTTTAATATCGCGTTTAATGTTTTCCATTTTTGCTTTTGCAAATGTACCAACTATTTTACCAGTCTTATCATAAAACTCACATTTAGAATTAGGGTCAGCTTTATCAATAAACTTTAAAATTTTGTCTGAGTTCTTTTTAACAGAATCTCCTGATATTACTATTCTAACCTGCTTCATTCCAAGTGCTGCATGTCCAGCTTTACTTAAACCGTCATCACTTTCTAATATGCTTTCATCTATTGCTTCTCTAACGTAATCATCCTGGCCATCATCATATCTATATGTAGATTCACCATCTTCATCAGATTCACCTTTAAATTCAATAATAGCATTATTAATATGCTTATAAATTTCAAGTACTCTAACCTGTACACCTTTTATATCAACAACATCTCCTACTTTAACACCTGACATATTTAATACAGGTGCGTTTTCATAGATATTAACAAATGATTCATATATTTCAATAAATTCAATATCTGATAATTCGATTTCATGCTCTCCACCATCCTCATCAGTACCAAATACACTTTTATCTTTAAGTTGTTTGCTATTAATATCTTCAGGTGTTATACCATAGTGTCTACCATTAGCAAAAAATTCCGCGCTCTTTACGTTCTTTATTACCTTTAATAAATCTCCAGCAGTTTTACCTTTAAAGTTAATTCTCTTTTCATTTACAACACTTTCTGCTATAAATTGTTCGAATGTTTTAATGTATTTCATGTTTTCTATTTTAATTATCTTTTATCGTTCATTACTTCCTTGAATACCTTATCAGTATATACAAACCATGATTGCATCTTTTTCAATAAATCACCTTCATCTTTGTATTTTTCTTGATTGTATAATTTAGGATGATCCTTTTTAATTTTATCTAGTTCTAATGGATCAAATTCATCATATGCTATTACAAATGTAACTATATTCTTAGTATCTTCTATTATAGCAAGTGAAGTTAATGATGTCCAGTCATCAGAGTTTCTATAAGTCTCAGCCATTTTTTCATATTTAATAACACGACTCTTGTCTGGCATTCCAGATAAAATTGCTCCATGAGATACTTGTACTTTAGGTGTATTGTATATGAAAGCACCAAAGTCTTTTCTATATTTAGCTGGAAGTTTAGCCTTTAATGCAAATACATTATTCTTATCAGATAAATCTAATTTATCATTCTTAGCTTCATGAATCTTAGACTCATTAATAAAATCTTCAAATGTTTTTATATGTTTCATATATCAAAAAATTCTTTATTATTCGTAGGCCATAATGATTCACTACCTTCTATTTCTTGATGTACACTAAAAGATATTTTATTATTTTTAATATCTTCTTTGTTTTCCTCTTTGAATTTATCTGTAAATTCTTTAGCTGCATCCTGTAATTTTTTAGGAACTACTATAACTATATTATATCTAGTTTCTTTTCCTTTATTCAGACCTTTTTGTACTGATACTTTCATTTTATGGATCTGAGATTCACTAACCTTGAACTTTGACTTAGTAGAACTAAGATAATCTCTAGCTATTTTCTGAACATCTGAAAATTTAACACCTTCATTTAAATCAGAATCTTCTGAATGTTCATTTATAAAATCTTCGAATGTTTTAATGTATTTCATAAGATTGTATATTATTTTTCGTCAGGCCACTCAGTATTCCTTAAAGTGTCTTTTAATTTGTCTAAAGTCTTTACAGAATCAAGTAATACTGTATATCCCTTCATCTTCTTAATTTCAGCCACCGAATAATTATCGTTAATTTCACCTCTAATATTATCCAGATTAACTATCATTCTTTGAATATCATTAAGAATCGGGTCTACTTTTTTCCATATTTTTGGAGAAGCTTTTTTGGCTTCATTGATTTCAGAATTGTTTTCATTTATGAAATCTTCAAATGTTTTAATATTCTTCATATTATTGAATATTTTTTAATTTATCAAGTGCCTCTTCAGCTTCTTTGATTTTAAGTTTAAGAGCACCTGTTGATATTTCATCTGCATCATAAAAACCTGTAGCGTAAATTTCAACGTTATTGAAAATTATTGAAGCTTTAAGTCTTGCATGTTGATCTGATACGCCATTAAACAATCCTAGTAATCTTACCTCTCTGCCATAATCATCACTCTCATATACTTTCCATATTTTAGTTTTGCCTTTAGTGCTAGCTAATAATTCTAAATCATTTTGTAAAGATTCAGCCCATGGCTCGTTTGAGAGTATTGATTTTTTTTTACCGAACTTTCTTTTAAAAACTTCGATATCATCTAAAACAGATTCAGTGATTAGACTTATACCAGAACTTTCAGCTTCATTTATAAATTGCTCAAATGTTTTTATATGTTTCATATATCAAAAAATTCTTTATTATTCGTAGGCCATAATGTTTTACGTCCTTCTATTTCCTGTGAGATACTAAAGCTTATTTTATTATCTTTAATAGACTCTTTATTATCTTCTTTAAATTTATCTGCAAATTCTCTAGCAGAATCAACTAGCTTTTCAGGAACTACTATTGCTATATTATATCTAACTTCTTTACCTTTCTTAGCCATACCTGACATTTTAGGTACTTTCATTTTATGAATTTGAGAATTACTAACTTTAAATTTAGATTTTGTACTAGTAAGAAAGTCTCTAGCAATCTTCTGTACATCTGAGAATTTAACACCTTCATTTAAATCAGAGTCTTCTGAGTGTTCATTTATAAAATCTTCGAATGTTTTAATATACTTCATCGTGATATACCTTTTTTACCTTCTTTATAATCTCTTCTTAATAAGAATCCAATTAATACAGGCGCAAATATTCCAAAGAATCCAATGACACCATAACTTATCCAATCTGGATTTTCGTTATGTTCAGCGAAGGAACTAATTCCTCCAGCCCATCCTAATATCAGGTTACCAAAGAATCCTAATAAATATCCTTTTCTCATATACCATAACCACGGCCACCATTCATAGCCACCTGTATAGTCTCTTGCTGCAACTGCCGCATCAACTTCAGCTTGTGTTCTTTTCTTCCAATTCATTAGTCTTTAATTTTTTCAATTAATATTTTAATAGGTTTTAATTTTCCCACCATAAGATAGGCCAACCTTTCCACCACCCTTTGAATACGGTTCAATAATTAATTCACCAGTATCAAATTTAATAGTAAGTTTATCCCATCCTTTTACATCTTTTACTTCAACATCTTCTATTGTTTTGCCTTTATATTTATAAAGGTGGTTTAAAGCACTTGCTTCATTGACAGAATTTACATCTTCAATTGAAGAACTTTCTTTAACCATAGATTTAAGGTCGTTTTTAGATATAGCAAAGAATACGAATTTATCACCAGGACCTTCTGATACTCTAAACATATAGTCTTGGTTATTAGTATCGAATCCTAGATATTCACAATCTTCAATCCACTCATCTGTACCGGAATCTAATATAGAATAATCTTTCTTAAGTTTTAGATTTAAAGATTCATTAATATTAGATTCATTAATAAAATCTTCGAATGATTTAATATTTTTCATATAATAGTTTTTATTCTTCGTCTGATTTTAATTCTGCGGCTTTATCAAGTTCTTCAATAGCATTATTTAATTGCTTTTCGAAATCTTTCTTCTTTTCTGTTAGTTCTTTAAGTTTATCTTTAAGGTCGGTTTTCTTTTTATCGTCCTTTTCAGCTTTCCATTTTTCAACGGTCTTCTTCATTTCTAACATAGTTTTCTCTAATTTATTAGAAATAGAACTAATAGAAGCACTTTCGTTCATAGTCTCATCATTAACCTCTTGGTTATTTTCTGCTATAAACTGCTCAAATGATTTGATGTTTTTCATATTCTTTTGTTTTTTATCTAGTTTTAATATATATCTACTTTTTAAAGTATAACTCTGCTTCAGCGTTTCTTCTTCTAACTAAGCCAGGTAATGTTTTACCACCTGCTTTAACCCACTTTTTAAACTCACCTGCTATACTAGGGTCATTTGGATTAATATTTAATTTCTTTAAAAGTGTAGAAGATTTTAAACTACCATTACCTAAATTATATGCAAATGATACAAGTGCATCAAATTGATTTTGTGTTATAGTGTCAATGCAAAATGAATCAACTGCTCTTTCATATGTAACTAACATTTCAGCTAATAGTTTACTAGCTTCTTCTTCTGTTATGGGACTATCATTCATAGTAACTTTTTTACCGTTAGTATAATATGTTGCGCCATATCCTATTGTTGGTACTTTAGCCGGACATAAATAAGGCTTTGCTCTAAACCCCTCAAACGACTTAATTAAGTCTATTCCATTTTTACCAGTTTTAGTTATCTTTTCCATTTTAATATCCATTTCTTTTAATCGACGCTTGTACAAATCTCACAGCATCTTCGACTGGGATATCCCAGTCCTTAGCAAGTCTTTTTAAGAATGATAATACTTTAGCATCACCTTCATCATTTGAACCTTCATTAACTTCTGATTCATTTAATTTAGTACCTATAACCATATTATGTGGAATTTTATCCCAACCTACAACATATACAGGTTCACCTCTACCATCTTTAGTAACTTTATCAATACGTGCATAATATACATTCTTACTTGTTTCAGATTTACTATTAGCTACCATTGTACTAGCCGGGAAAATAACTCTATAAAATATACCTTCACCTTTCTTATACTTATCTTTAACTTGAATATCTTTGGCTTTCGGCTCTTTAACTGTTTCTGGGCCACGACCTTCATTAACAGATTCGCTTAAATTACTATTAGTAACTTCTATATCAATATCTTCGAAGTCCTGTAATACATTCATTGCTGTATCTTCATCTTTAAAAGTATAATGATTAGAGCTATCTTTTTTATATTCTTTTCTATAAGAATCATCTAGATAATTTAAAGCTTTTTTAGCATCTCTTGTAGCAACTTCAATAAAATAAATTTTAGCTTCATTTACAAATTGTTCAAATGTCTTTATATGTTTCATATTATTGACTTATTGTTATAGTTTTATTTCTTAAGTTAATAGATATGAAACCTCTTTCAAACTCAATATTTACTTGATTTTCTGAATCTGCTTCTATACTATCAATACGACCTATGCGTTCTAATATATCTTCAATTTCTTCTTCAGTATCAGGATCTTTACCACCTCCGCCGAATAATTTAGATAAATCCTTTGTTGTTAGTGTTACACTTGAAGCACCTTCATTAATTACTGATTCATTTAATTCAATATCACCGGCGTCAGTTAAGGCTTTAAAATCTATAAGGGCTATTTCAAATTCCTTAGGTGCACCATTTGGATATCCATCTAATTTACCTTTAGTAATCTTAAATGTAGTAGACTTATTTTTACTATTAAATCCAGTAACTTCAATTTCAGCTTTATGTGGAATTGTAAACTTCTTATTATTAATAGTAGTAAATGTAAATCCATTTCTAACAATGAAGTACTTATCCATATCTGCACCTTCATCTAAGAACACTTCTGTTGATTCTTCTGATTCATTTGTACCAATATTTTTAAATCCACCTCTAACATTTTGCCATATTGTATAGTAATACTTATTAGCTGGATAATCTTTTAAGACTTGTCTCTTAACTTCATTATAGTCATCATTCTTACCTACGCTAACTCTATGTTTTTCACGGTTACCATCTTTGTCTGCTTCACGTGCAAAGATTTGAAAGAAAAATGGCATACTAGCCTTACTTGGTTTTTTTGGTTTAAATCTTTTATCTAATTCATTAATATTATTCTCATTAACAAATTGCTCGAATGTTTTAATATATTTCATAGTATTTAATAATTTGATTTTGAGATATAATTCATATATAGATTCATGATATTAACCATTAGTGGTTCACTTGATTTCATCTGTCTTTCAATTTCCTTTTCATTTATTCTAATCTTAGCAGGACTTGAACCAAATTTAATAGTCATTGTATAACTACCATCATCATAGCCATGTAAATTAATGATATCATTATTAGTCATAATAACTTCAATAGTAATTCTAGTTTCAGGGTCAGAATAATAAACACCATCTACGCTTTTGATTTTTACATCTTTAGTAGGAGGCGTCCAACTAAAGCTATTAATAAAATTCACATCAGGCTTTTTATCAAAACCTTTTTCAAAGTCTATTGAAACCTTAGCTTCATTTAATATGCTTTCATTAATAAAGCTTTCGAATGTTTTAATATGCTTCATTATTTAATTAATATATTTTTAGGAAATTCCTCAACTATAAACTTACTACCCGTTTCAGGGTGAGTAATTTCTAATGTAACACCAAATGAAGATTGACCACCTTTAACTACACATGTAGCACCGTTTAAATCTTCCCAACCACCTGCTAAATCTAAGTCATATGATTTAATAGCCTTCTTATCTAATACTTTAATAGCTTTCTTAGATACAATTTGCTTTGCTTCTTTGAAATTAATTTTTAAAGTAAACTTCTTGCCATTACTAAATGTTCCAGCTTCATTAACTATCTGCTCATCGACCGATTTTTTAAATTTCATCGAATTAATTTTATTACTTAAATCATCTATTTCTTTATCATATTTAGTAGTCTTTTCAAATTCCTTTCTTCTATAGAGTTGATTTAATTTATAGCGTAATTTATTAACACCAACCATGTTTCCTTCAGAAACAAACGCCTCAAATGTTTTAATGTGTTTCATATTACTTTAATTGCTTTTCAATATATTTTAATAACTCTTTACGTGCAGGTTCAATATGCTTTCTTTCAGTAGCAGGACCCTCTTTCCATTCTAAGAATATTCTTCTGATATCCATAACTGCTGTATCTAAATCTGGATCCATTGCTTCTATATAACCCGCTGATTCAATAACTGACTCACTTTCTTTAAGTGCATCTTCAATTTCTTTCATTACCTCATCTTGGGTTTTAGTTTCGCCGTCACCTTCGATAGTTATGTATTCACCATTTACTTGAATAGAAATATAATTCTCATCGTCTTTCCATTTCTTATAAGTCTTACCATTCTTAGCTCTATAAGTACCAACGTATTTAAGACGCTCACGTTCATTTAATTCCTGTTCAGATTCATTAGTAACATCTTCAGGTTTAATTTCTTCCTGTTCTTCATCTTCTGTTTTAGGAGTATCAGAAGTTCCTGCTTCAATATCTAATGGAGCATCGCCTGAACCATTCTGCTCACCGGTAAACTCCTCAAATGTTTTAATGTATTTCATATTATTTAATTATTTTCATGTTATATTTATCTTAGTATTAATAGTCTTATATGGTCTCAAGGCTTTCGAGCGAAATTTTTGAACTGTTTCTTCTTTTGCGCGCACTAGCTTGGGTACCTGGGACTTTATTTATTTTTATTTAATTCTCTATACATATCATTACGTCCATTTTCATAAGATTGTTTAATTTTAAATTCTTCTAGCTCTTGTTCAAGTTTTAAACCCTCTTTTTTTAATTCCTCATACATTTCACTAGCACGTTGATATCTCTTATCACTTCTTTCATCTCTAATATTAAATTCCTTTTCAACATGTTGTTCATATAGTTCTTGACGAACTTCAATATCTTTAACAGTAATCAACATACCTGATACTTCATATATCAATAATATGACAGCGCCAATGATGGTTAGTATCTTCCACCATGAATCTGCAAATGATGCAACTCTCTTAACTGTTTCTTCTGGCATATTAGTATTTTTATTTAAATTTGAGGGGGCTGAGTATTTTTAGCTAACCAATCAATGAAAGCCATAGGGTCTTTATCGATTGTCTTATGTGTAGTTTGATTATAGGCATGATATACTAGTTGCCAGCCATCATAATCATATTTAAATCTATTCTTACCTTCTTCAAGGGGCACATCGTTATCTTTACCTTCAACTACATGCTTAAGAACATCAACCAGATTTTTACTATCTGCATATAGTCTCTTATAGTTCTTAGCCTTTAAGTCTCTATTCATACCATCCAAGTATTTAGATATCTCATCTGAAAATCTATCTTCATTGACAATATCTTCTGAAACTGCCGCAGAAGATTCTTTAATATGTATTACATATCCCTTCTTACCATCTTTTACAAATGAATAACTTACCTTAGCTTTAGGATTCTTAGCCTTAGCAACTTTTAATTCTCTTTGTAATTCTTCCATGTTTACACCTTCATTAATAAATGCCTCATATGTTTTAATGTGTTTCATATTAATAATCCTGTCCATTATTTTTTCCTTCATCATAACCTTCATCATAACCATCACTATATTTAAATTGACCAAATTCATCTAAAGCATCTAGTATAATCTTAACTGAATCTTTATCCATAGTTTCTAATAGTTTAATAAACTTAGGAAACTCATGTTTACCATGGTGGCTTTTAATAGCATCTTTAATTTGATTATCCATATAGCTATTATTTAAACCTTCATTTACAGATGCTTCAAATACTATACTATTCTTACCTTCTTGGACTATTGATTCAGATTCCAATACAATACTAGCAGAACCGT